ATAGCATAAGAATTTTTTATTTTTAATTTTAGGACTTTGATTAATACGTTGATAGATTTCAGGATTTTGCCAAATTCTTGCTAAAAACAATAATTCGTAGTTGTTTACAAATATAACACGTATCGGTAACCAATTAAATCTCCTAACAGATTCTAGATAAAACTCATAATTTTTATAATGGTGAGACCCTCCAAATATAATTTTAAATTGTGCTATTTCAAAACTAAAAAGATCTATAAGACGTTTTACAATTCGGTTTACTGCGTTTATTGTGCCAAATGGCATGCCTTCAGCCATGATATCAAAGCATACTTTTCCCCTGCCTGTATCCCTAACAGCCAATGCAATAGTTTCAACATATTGAATTATTTGTTCATCTGACATTTCGTATTCAAATGTTGAAGTTCCCACAATTAAATGTGAAGAGACATCAATCCAATTTCTAAGATAGTCGTTTTTTTCTTGGATTAAATTTTCTATGATCATTTTAAAAGTCCGGTGTTAAGTCTCCCTGCTTCCAGGGTAATTTAAGTTTATGAAGTATTCGTTGACAGTTTACACAAACTGTTTTAAGATTAGAGTAGCGGCAGTTAGACGGATCACCATCTACATAAAATACATTAAATTGTTCAGGGTGTTTAGATAAAAACCCACATTTATCGCATGTAGATTTTTTCTTGTATCCAGCGTCGGCCCATTTTGGTGTTCCATCTTTTCTGTTTCTAGAACAATGATCACATTTCGATCTATAGAACGGCTTACCGTTCTTGTGGTAATTCACTGCTACAGGTCGTTGCTGACATATTTTGCAAAGTTCTCTCATACCCCGCCCTTTTAACTGCCCTTTTCAGTGTATTTAATCCTTTACTTTTTTCCAGATTCTACTAAATAAATTCAAGCAATCCATTAAGGAGATTAGGTAATGGCAACATTAAATTCACCAGGCGTTTCGGTTTCAGTTATTGATGAAAGTTTTTATACCCCAGCAGCACCGGGGACTGTACCGTTAATTTTTGTGGCGTCTGCACAAGATAAAACAAATCCAAGCGGAACTACCGCATTAGGAACAACTCAAGCAAACGCAGGTAAAGTCTGGTTAATTACCAGCCAGCGTGATCTAACAGATACATTTGGTACTCCATTGTTCTATACAGATGCTAGTGGTAATTCGCAACACGGTAACGAGTTAAACGAATATGGTTTACAGGCAGCATACAGCTCACTTGGAGTAAGTTCAAGAGCCTATGTTGTTAGAACTGATCTTGATACAGGATCTCTTACACCTGCGAGCAGCGCACCAGAAGGTAGCCCAGTTGCAGGAACATACTGGGTAGATACTGACGATAGCGCATACGGTGTTAAAGAATGGAATTCTAGCACACAGAAATTCACTGTAAAAACTCCTATCGTGCTACATGATGATAGTCCTATTGAAAATTTCAGCGGAGTTGCTCCGGCCACATCAGTTGGAACTAAGGGAGATTATTGCCTTGTTTTAACAAGCGGAAATGAATCTAAATTGTATTTTAAAGACAGTGGAAATGCATGGGCTGCGGTATCTAATGGATTTGACGGCGGTAAAGCGGTTCAAATTAGCCCACACTATTCATACCCATCTACATTTAATAGCAGCACCGCAACAGGCAGTATCTGGGTAACCACTACTACACCATCTAACGGTGCAGATTGGAGTGTAAAATATTACAATAGTTCTGCTCAAGAATGGACTACTGTAGCTGCTCCGTTATATAGTGGTGTTCAAACAGCCACTTATGGGCTTGACCCATCCGGCGGCGGCACAAATATTGCAGTAGGATCTGTGTTTGTAAATTACAACTACACTAATAACGCTTCTCCTTTTGTAGATTTTAAACTATGGAGACGTCAGAATAGTGGAGCAACTACAATTACTTCACCCGTATCGTCTGCATTAAGTGTCGAAGGAACTTATACATTTACAATTAGAGAAACGCTGACAACCGGCACTTTCTCTTCACCGGTAACCATTACCGTTGTTCCTGCGTCAACTACAACTTACTTAGGTTCATTAATTCCTACAGAAATCAGTGGTGCAGGACTTACAAATATTACATCCTCATGGGATGCAACTGCTCGTAAGTTAACTATTACACATACTAAAGGCGGCGATATTCTTTTAGATGATGCTACAAATACTCCGTTGGCAGACGTGGGATTTACCACAGCAACTACAAACTTGTATACTGCACCATCAGGATACGGTGTAGAGTTTATAGCGTCTAATTGGAAGCCATTAACTTTTGAAGCCAAACCAACACCGCCGTTTACAACTCCTGCAGACGGCACATTGTGGTATAGCTCAGTTGTTGACGAAGTAGATATTCTATATCACAACGGCACTACATGGGTTGGTTACAACGATGCCACTGCGTTCTCAAGTGCAGATCCAGCAGGTCCTATTGTTAGAGCAACAGAACCAGTTAACGGTGATCGTAGCGACGGCGGCAATTTAGTAACCGGTGACATTTGGATCGACACTGGTGATTTAGAAAACTACGGTGAAAATATCTATGTTTACAATTCTACACTAGCCGCTGGTCAGCGTTGGGTTCTACAAGACGTGACAGATCAATCTACACCAGACGGTTGGTTATTTGCAGATGCTCGTTGGGCAACTGCCGGTAGCACATTAGAAGCAAGCTCTATTGTTGACTTATTAAGCAGCAACTACTTAGACCCAGATGCTCCAGATCCAGCATTGTATCCAAAAGGTATGCGCCTATGGAACACTCGTCGTTCTGGATTTAACGTTAAGAAATACATTGTTGGCCATATCGACAAAACTGCCAATAACGGAGAAAATATTCGATTCGGAAACCAGGCTATGTCTGGATACAAAGCAGATCGTTGGGTAAGTCAAAACAATGTTAACGAAGACGGCTCCGGCGTATTTGGTAGACACGCTCAAAGAAAGCAGGTAGTTGAATCATTAAAAGCAACTATTGATACTAATACATCGATTAGAGATACTGACACATTAAACTTTAACATTATTGTTTCGCCTGGTTATCCAGAAGCAATTCAAAATATGATAAGTTTCAACACTGACAGAGGAATTACTGCGTTTGTCATTGGTGATACACCATTCCGCTTACAGCCAACTGGCACTGCCTTGACTGCATGGGGTAATAACACAGCTCTTGCAGTAGACAACGGAGACGATGGCGCTACAAGTTTCGACGAGTATATGGCTATGTATTATCCAAGCGGCTTCACAAATGACAACACCGGTAATCCAATTGTTGTTCCTCCGAGCCACATGATGCTACGCACATTTATTAATAGCGATAACAAGAGCTATCAATGGTTTGCTCCAGCAGGAACACGTCGTGGTGGTGTAGACAACGCAAGTAGCGTTGGATACATTACAAGCGAAGGTGAGTTTGCCACTGTTGCATTACATCAAGGACTACGCGATGTGCTTGACGATGTTAAAATTAATCCAATTGCTACCCTAACAGGAGTTGGCGTGCTAGCTTATGGTCAACGCACTCGTGCTAGAAATGCCAGCAGTTTAGATCGTATCAACGTTGCACGTTTAGTTTGCTACCTACGTAAACAACTAGACGTTCTTGCAAGACCATTCTTGTTTGAACCTAACGATGCTCAGACACGTAGAGAAATTAAAGCAGCGGCAGAGAGCCTAATGTTAGAATTAGTAGGCCAACGTGCTCTATATGACTTTATTGTAGTGTGCGATGAAACAAATAACACACCTGCACGTATTGATCGTAGCGAACTATACATGGACATTGCTATTGAACCAGTTAAGGCTGTAGAGTTTATCTATATCCCACTAAGATTGAAAAATACTGGTGATATTGCAGCTGGACTATAATAGGTAAATAATAAAGAATAAGGAGCATTTATATGCCAATTGCAAGTTTAAACAGATTCACAGTTCCATTGAGTGCGACCCAAGCGGCGTCCACACAAGGTCTGTTGATGCCAAAACTAAAGTATCGCTTTCGCGTTACTTTAGATAACTTCGGTGTTGCAGGAACTCCTTCTACTGAATTAACTAAACAAGTTATGAACGTAACTCGTCCAGAAGTTAGTTTTGAAGAAGTAAAGTTATCTGTATATAACAGCACTGTTAAATTACTAGGACGACACAATTTTGCTGATTCAAAACTAACACTAAGAGATGATGCATCCGGTGTTGTTAGCCGCAAGGTTGGTGAACAACTACAGAAACAGTTTGATTTCTTCGAACAATCGGGCGCAGCATCTGGTATTGATTATAAATTTAGAATGCGTGTTGAGATTCTTGACGGTGGTAACGGTGCGTTTGAACCAGTTACCTTAGAAAGTTTTGAATTCTTAGGTTGCTTTATCAAACAAGCAACATACCAAGGTGGTGATTATACCAGCAACGATCCGATGGATATTGCACTGACTATTACTTACGATAATGCAATTCAACTAGAAGCACCAGGCGGCGCAGCAAGTGGTATTGGTATAGAAGTAGGTCGTGTCGTAAGACCAGCAGGCGCTCAAGGTTTAGCTACAGGTTAATAATTTTATTAACTATAACCAAGCCCGGAATTTCCGGGCTTTTTCTTTGACTAAATATTCATATGAGTAATGCCTTTAATAATTTTCTGTCCTCAACT